CTGATCAGAATTTATATTATGTTTCTCCAGATGGCACCTCTTACAATTTAACTGCTGGTGGTGGAACTGTTCCATCATATATTGAAAATAATACTAATGGATTTGCTAATACTCTTTCTTTATTAAATTATCCTGATGCTTATGATTGCCAACTAAATTATTCATTACTTGGTGATACTTTATTTACTATAGATAATTTTGGATGTAGAATTAATTATGGAAGTGATACAGGAATTCTAGTAGATGATAAATTTATAGTTACATATAAGGGATTAGTTGCTTCAAAATTATATAAGGTGCAACAACATATAGAAGTTTTAGGATTATATAATAATAATTATATAAATCTTATATCATTTAATCCTATCGTTGATTCTCCAGATCCAAGTACTGATCAAGAGATTTTATTTCAATTAGAATCAATACCAGATAATAAACTTTATAATAATAGATCTATAATTTCACCAAATGATGGAATAATTTTTTCACGAAGCACTGATTATAATGTTATTAATCATACTCATACATTTAAAGATAATGGTGTAACAACTGTATATCCTATAACTGGTGATGTTATTTCATCTAATATTATTTCAGTAAGTGACGATGAATATAATATCTCTGGTCCATTTGATAATACTTTGGTTTATTCTGAAGAATTTAGTATAACTCATGATTTTATTCCATTTCCTGTAAATGGTCAGGTTCAAAAAGTATCAAAAATAAAAGATCGTAGGGGTCTAGCATTAAATACTTTTGAAGTTGTTAGCGGTGATGGTGTAATATCCTATCCACATCAAGCTTCTTGTATTAATGTTGAATTTGTTGAATCTTTAGTATTAATTCCAGTTACTGCAACTACATATTTATTACCAATAGATGATAGCAGTGGAATCAAAGAAAATATTGATATTACACCAAGTGTTGTTATTCCATTACATGCTGGTTCATATATGGTAAATGTAATATTTACTGGATTGAAACCTGATGGATTAAGTGATACACGTTACCAATTATATATTCATAAATATAGTGGTGGTTCTACTATACAAGATAATATTGATATATCTCGTGGATATACTTCTATTGAGGTTGATTATGAGGGTACTGATTATACAATGATTCCATTACAAGGAAGTACAATATTACATTTTACTGAAAGTGATATTAGTAATACTTCTTCATTTGCATTTGGTATATATAGAGAAGGAGGAAATACTTGGTCTTATATTAATACTCTATCACATATTTGCAAATTTTCTGTAGTTAAATTAACTTAATATTAAAATCAAGAGTATACTTGAATTATAAGTATACTCTTGATTTTTTATTTTATATAGACAATTCACCAATCCTTTTCAAAGCTTTATCTTTTTCAATTTGTATCTTTGAATAAGCCTGATGTTCTTTTAATATATCCTGATTTTTATCAAGATATTCTTGAACAAGTTTATAGTTGTTTTCAAGCTTAGCCTGTTCTTCATTACAGGATTTTACAAACGTTTTTAATTCATCAAGATTAAGTTTTTCAATTTCAGCCATCATTATTCTCCTTTATAAATTAATTTAAAATGGTAAATCATCATCTTCATCGACTTGATCTACTTTAGTGTTTTCATTTTTATTTTGTTCTTCTTGTGCTGGAGTTACATAAATTTTAATATCTGGTTGATTCCCTTCTGGTTTTTTTGCAAAAGCAGTAATCCAGCTTCCTTGTGGAATATATGTATCTTCTCTAACCATTCCACTAAAATAAACGTTATTGTTCTTTGATACTTTTTTCCATAATGCAACAACTTCTGTCATATTTGCCATTTTTTATATTCCTTTATTAATCTATCCAAACTACATTTGAAGCTTTTACTGGATGAAAATCACAATGGATATAATTTTTTCCAATTCCTATTCTTTTTATTTTATCTTGTTGCATAAGCTCTTTAAGAATAACATGTCTTTCTCGTGAATTATTACAAGATATATCTATAGCATATCCTGTCAAGTGAGATGATAGGGTCGCCCCACCAACATCTTTATTATGTTTTTTACATCTACTTGCTGAAGTAATAAAAAACTTACTATCCTTTGGAGCTTTATCATTAATTCTTTTTAGAAAATTATTTACCATTTCTTTTGTTTCTGGTGTAAAAAAATCTTCCTTACACCCACATTTACATTCGAACTCATTACTCATAATAATTAATCCTTATTCTAAAAATGGTTTTGGGGTTTGATAAAGTATATCGCTTTATCGTTGTGTTATGCCATATTTGACAATCATCGAACATTATAAGATTTTTGAGAATGTCAAAATAAAATTTTTCCATATTATCGTTGTCTGGTTTTTTTGTAAAAAATTTTGGCAATCCAACTTTGCATTCTTTATCAGATGGCGCGAAATAATGAACTGTTATTACTGAAACTGAACCTCCTTTATTCTTTAATTTTTTAAAATTTCTTGGTAATTGCTTATTAAGTAAAAGCCAGATTCTTCTTGAATCTTTTTTTTGTGGGTTATATTGTTTGATTGGCCCTTTTTTACCATATTGAAACATCCGATTCCTTTTGTTTGAGATCGGCTTCTCATTTAATATTAATTTAAAATTAATTTTATTCATCTTTTTTAGAGCAGCATTTTGGAGAACATACTTCTACAAATTCACAGGTTGAACATATATTTTGCAATCCATTTTTTCTTTTTCCGGTTCTATCTGGAATATTATCAATTGTTAATTGATCAACGAATTCTAATATTGTATCGACTATGTATTGATAAAAAGCATCGTCAAAACTAAACTGAATAATTTTTTTATATTGTAAATCTTCTGAATTACATAATATAAAATATCCATCAGTTCTTTTTGTAATTCCCATATATAATGTTAATTGTGCTTGATAAGAGTGATATATTCCCTTATTAATCATTGTCCAGTATGACCATTGGTTGGCAGTTTTAACTTCAATTATTCCTTTATCACCAAAGATACCGTCGGGGTGACCACCAATAAATTCATACTTTGGATGATTAACAAAACCAGCATCATAACATTCAACATTATGTTCTCGATTAAACCATTCTATTATTTCTGGTTCTAATATATGGCCCATTTTCATTGCATCTGAATATACTTCTGGAACATCTGTTTTAATTCCAAGATATTGATACGCAAGTTTTCTTGAGCATGACCATTTTTTATCAGGTTCAAGTAGATGTACTAACGAACTGCCACCTATAATTTTTATGCGGTTATCAACCTCTCTATTTTGAACAGACATTCTTTTATTTTCCTGTAGCTGATTTTATAACTAAATATGCTGTGTCTTTATCAATTTTATCAAAAGTAGAAGGAGGATATTGATTCCATATTTTATGATCAGGAGCCCTATCATATAAAGCTTGTATATAATTCATCTGTGCTTTTGTTGGTGGATCTGTTGGTGTGTCTGGTTGTGTCTTCTTTTGTGTCTTTGTTGGTTCTTTTGTTGTTGTTTTTGTTTTTTCTTTTTTAATATTAACTGCTTCTTTAGGTTTTTTCTTTGGCAATGGACTTGTGACTACATCGTCTATAACTTCTTCATCGCTATATAAGTCTCGTGCTATACCAAAATGCACAGCACATCTTTTTAGTGCATCTGAAACACCTGATTTAATTGCTGCAAATCTATTAACTTTATATTCTCCGACATCTTCTTTTGTATTCCATTCATCAGAATATCTTACTGATAATTTTCCTTTTATTGCTCCAGGATGATTTTCTGAAGGAAGACATATAATCTCGTATGAAAATTTCCAGTTATTAGAACCTACTGTTGAATCAAGAGTATCCTGAACATATCTTGCATCGACATAATCAACCATTTTACCAGCAAGTGGTCGCTGTTTGATTTCTTTTTTAGGCGTTTTTATAAGAAGGCTTGTGTAATCAGACATTTGGTTTCTCCTCTTTTTTATATTTTTTAATAAATTTCTCCAATGCTCTTACAACTACCTTATTCGCAGAGATTTTTTTTTCTTTTGCAATTTCGTGAATTTCTTCAAAGATTGCGTATGGTGCTCTTATATATAATGTTGCGTGAGGTTTTTGGTTTGACATGCTAACTCCTTTTTTAAAACAAATTATTTTCTGTTAATGAATAGCCTTTTATATAATTTTTATCTGTTGACAAATAGCTTACATTATTGCTTGCTATTGTGTCAACAAAATTTTTCTTATTTTTAGGCTTATATCCATTTTCTAATGACCATTCTTTATAAGCTCTATAAACATCACTCATTGAAGTTAATGCTCGTGGTGAAGGAGACAGCTGTTCATTAAGAAAATTTTCAGTAGGATTACTTTTCTTCCTGTATTCTTTTGTCCATTCTTTAATATCAAGTGGATGATTCAAGCTTTTATATTGTTTATAATCAAGTATCCCATAACATAAGGATGCTATAATTCCTGGTGCTTCATCTATTAATTTTTGTTCAAGATTTTTATTTGCCTTAAGTTCTCCATCTTTTGGGTTTTCTCGAAATGTTGCATCAAATTTTATAAATTTTATTCTTCTCCATACTCCTTCATCTTCAGATTTAATTGGAGGAAGCTTGTTACAAAGCATAAATAACGTATGAGTTTTCTGCCAACTTAGCGGGACAGAGCCATAAGGAGGTCGCGCACTCATAAATCCTCCCCCTGTAATTTCTTTGAACGATGATTCGTCTATTGGTTTTGTTGATGAGATTTCTTCAACATAAGCAATTCGTTTCCCAAAGAATGAATATCTTGCAGAATCATGAGTATTAGGAGACCCAACATTTTTAAATTGTTGAAGATATGATTGTTTAATTTCACCACAATAATCTCCAAGAATATTTTGAAGAACACTCATGAGTGTTGTTTTTCCATTGCCTGATTTTTCCCCTATAAAGACAAATCCTACTTCTTCTGAGGACACCCCTGCCAGTGCATACCCAAAGATCGTGTTAAGATACATTGCTACTTCTATATTATTAGAAGAAAGCTGTAGTAAGAATCTTTCCCATTCTGCTGAAATTATAGAAGATAAGTCTTCTCTGGAATATGCCTTATGTTCCCATCCAAGAGTGACAGGAATTATTTTTGATATATAATCTTTTGGTTCTCCTTGTCTAAAAACAACTTTGTCTTTTTCTAAACCAAGATCAAGTACACCATCCCGAGTTCCTATAAGGTTTGACGGATTCCATTCATTCCCTTTAATGTTTAATTTTTCTTGAGCAAGAGCTACTATATTGTTGCGACGTGTTTTTGTGTTTATTTTCGTAAGTCGTTGTTGAATTAAATTCCCAGCTTGTGGATTTTTTTCTGCGATCGCATCAAATTCTGTTTCATAATATTCTGCGAGTTTATCTAAAATAATTGGGACATTAATATTATTATCTATTTTCCAATAATTACCATTAAAGCTCATCCATCTTTTGTTTGCATTATCATAAATCAAATGTTGTTTTCCAAACACACAAAACAATTCCATGTCACCTATTTCATTTTTTTTTATATAATACATGGTGTCAGAAGTTTTTTTTTTATAATATCTTGCCATAGAGTCGGCACACTTGGATATCTCATCTGTGGGGAGACCTACACGTTTCCCATATTCCTCAATAAATGAAAAAACAACAGAAGATGGAAAACCACGATGTTTTATGTATCCACTAATTTCCATTAAACGAGTATTTCTTTCTCCGTTTGATGGTGGCAAAAACTTCATTAGTGGTTGTGGAATAATTCCTGTTTCATATTGTTTTGGTGATTTTTGTGTTCCTTTGCGTTCGTTTAATAATGCCACAAGCCATTCTGGTGGATCAGATGGATTAACGTCATTATATACACTGTATTTATAATATTGGTTATCTTTTTTAACCACGCTTCCTGGACATACTATTTGAAATTTATTAATCATTATTTCAAAACCTATGTCTAAAGTTACTATTTTGTTTGGTAATTTCATCATATGAAGAGGTGTGTTATAAATGACATGCCATCCCTTTGGTGTTTTATGAATACGTGTGTCGAAATTAATATCATTTTGTTGCATCCAGTCAGCTGTTTTAACTATATCATCAACGTCAATAACAATAATGTTGCTTGCAACTCCAACAGTAATTCCTGCATTTTCATTTTTTTTAAGTCTTAAGTCTTCCCAACTTCTTCCGATATCACAAAACTGTTGCCAATTTTCTTCACGGTCTGCATTTTTAGCTAATGGCCTGACTCGCACCAGTGAGTATTTTCTTGACACAAACTTTTTAAATAGGTCATATTGTGGATGTTCATGTTTTTTCGTACAATCAGGCACATGATTTAATAATTCTAAAAAATCCATAGACTCTCCTCTTTTTAAATAGTTAGCTTGTTTGCTTGCAAGTATCATATGAGAGAGCTAGCAACTTGTCAAGCACTTTTTTTATTGACCTGGAATTAGTGAATTGTTATAAACGAATATGCCTAAAGATTACAAAACAAAATATCAATATATCAAAAATGCAGAAGGCGAACTTATTATGCATGATATGGATGGTAATATTCTGTATAATAAAAAAGGGGAGCCAAGAAGGAAGCCAGGTATTTCTGGAGAAAGAAAACGAAAAAGAACAAAAAAAGCAGTTTCTCAAAAGAAAGTTGATTTTGTTAAACAAATCAGAAGAGGCTTAAATATTACTCAAGCCGCAGCCATGGTTGACTGGCACCCAAGTACATTTAATTATCATGTATTAAAAGATGAAGTCTTTGCACAGAAAGTAACGAAAGCAAGAGCAGAACTGGTTGGTGACCTTGTTGATGTTGTAAGGGATAGCGCAGCATCTGATTATAAGGCTGCTGTTCAAATGTTAAAAGCGGTTTCTCCACATGATTGGAATCGAAAAGCTGTTACTATAGAAGATTCAAGGAGCTCCATTAATATGAGCAATGTCGATGAATTCTTGAAGATTGCTACACAAAGAGAACAAAAACTCATCGACGATAAAGATACTATTGATATTAAACCTATTCTTGTTGAGCAAGTTAATTTTGAAGACGCTCAAAATGAATAATGACCTCCAAATCTAACTGCTAAATACATTATATTTCTTCTCCACCATGAAACTCCTTCCTCTCTAAGCAGAAGTTTAAATATTTCATCTGCTCTTCTTCTTGATGTTTTATGAATTGAATATAAATAGTCATGTACTACTGCTGGAATGTTCCATGGTCCAAGTTTTGGTATAAGCCAGTTTGCCCAGTTGGGAATGCTTGCCATATCACAAATAAAACCTTTTGGAACACACACACATTCATTTTCTTCCCATGTGACCCATAAATTAGAATCAAGTCTTACAAATTTTCCATTATGTAAAAAAGTTATTTTTAAATCAGTAAAATACATAATCATCTTCCTAAAATTTTTTTCACAAAATTAAAAGTATAATCATATAGATGTAATCCTTTTGATGAAGCAATGATTGATCCATTCTTTACACCTATTTCTTCTGCACAATATTGTTTCATTATTTCAATTGCACCAAGATTTGCAGGAAATCCATTGTAAAGGTCCCATGATCTAAAATATGGAAAAAAATGAAGAGTATCGTCTTGTATTTTAGTATCAATATGACGCAAACAAGGCGGATCAGACAATTCCATATCCGATGGCTTTCCTATTTGTAATATCATTTGATTATTTCTATATCCATTTTTCTTATATGTAGAAATTAAAAGATCAAGTTGATTGTTACTACAAAGCCTTTCGCCATACGTATACTCTTCGTTTTCGTGTTTATGATTTGTCATTAAATATGTTAAATAAGCAGACAAATAATCATACGAGACAGGATTTGGTATGTTCAATAAAGGGCTTATTTCTGGAAGTAATGGGGTCACCCCCGCCATTGGGATATTTATTGTGACATAATCAAGCTCAAGTCTTCTTTGTCCTGCAAAAGAGCCTGAATCAATTTTGTATTCTCTTCCATATTTAAAGCAATTGTATAATGATTGATGCCATGCATCAGGTAATGTTGTTGCTTTAATATATATTGGATTTAACATTTAGCTCTGCTCTCTTATACATTCTTGTACTGCTAACCAAATATCATCTGCGACATTGTCCTGTTCTTGCTCGCCATTGATAATTTTGATTTTTTCTAGCTTTTTTAATTTTTTAAAAGCCTTAAAATAATTTTTTCTAGCCTTTTTCATGCTATCTATTTTTTCATATGACCCAAGAGTGTATCCCCTTTTGATGATCCTTTTCAAGCAACGTTTTGGATTAACATCTATAAAAATAGTAAGGTCTGGCCTGAGAAGTTTTGCATTTAACTCATTTAACTGGATTACAGAATCCATGTTAAGATGCTGCCCATCATATGCATATGAAGAAAAATAATACCTGTCACAAAGAACTATTTTCCCCTGATCGAGCTTTAGTTTAATTCCGTTTTCCTTATTGACTAAATGATCTGTCCTATCTGCAGCAAAAAGGCATGCAATGGTTTTTTGTTGTGCGGCTATCTCACCATATAGTATTTGACGAATAAGTTTTCCGATTGGACTTTCAGTTGGTTCAAATGTTTTATATGGTTCATAACCGCGAGACAAAAGACTGTTTGATAATAAATTAACCTGTGTGCTTTTACCAGACCCATCTAGGCCTTCAAACACGATAAATTTTCCGTTGTTCGTCTTTGTCATAATTTTCACCTCAAATTAGTATTTCTTCAGACCTATCTATTAACTCATCTAATGTTTTTGTAATATTAGTTTTCTTTAATTGAGACAAAAGATTTTTCGACTTTTCTTTACCACCATCTGTACGGTATAATGCATAATTATCAATCCAGAATAAAAATTCTTTCAGAACTTCATATGCAACATATGAGTTCATAATATATGCATGCAAATCAACTATTTTTTTATCATATACTTGTTTTTCCATAAAACCCTCTATTTGTAATAGTTTTACGAGATTACATTAATATTGTATTTAAAAAATTAGCATTGTCTACGTTTGCTCCAAGAAAAGAAACACCTTCAAGATTTGCATTCTCAAAATTTGCTAAACCAAGATCACAATCACAAAATCTTGAGTTTCTAAGATCAGATCCAGAAAAATCAACTTCAAGCACAAATTCAGCTCCACTAAAAACACAATCTTTCAAAGGCAAATTGCTAAAATCACATGGTTCTTTAAACGTTGCGCCAATAAAATGTCTTTTTGATATACCAATTTCGTATCTTCTTACTTTTTGTACATCACCATATTTATCTAGATATTCAAACTCTTTATCATCTCTTATCGTTCCTTTGTTTTTACATGCCATTACATCAAACAAATAATAGAATATTTTTCTTCCTACTTTATATGGCTTTGGTCCTTTTTTTTGTCTATTCCACACACAAAGTGTTGATTGTGAGACGTTTAATATAGTTGCCGCTTCAAGTGTGCTTAATATTTCAGAGCTCATCCCTTCTGGGTTTTTTACGCATTCTGTATGCTTTTCCCATTTTTTTATTTCGTTAATATGATAAAATAATACTCCTTCTTTTAGAAAAGGAATTGGCCCCTTGCCTGATTTTTGCCATCTTAATAATGTTGGCAATGTTATTCCTATTTTTTCTGCTGTTTCTTGTGCTGATAAATAATTCATAGATTTTTTCCTTTCGTTTTGTTTAAGCCTAATTTGATTATATCAACATATAAAAACTTGTCAAGCAGAAAAGTATGCTTGCAGTGTGTTTTATTTTAATGTATTCTTACATATAGGTTTAACAAAATTAAAAGGAGGATTTTTATCATGCACAAAGAAATTTTTAGAATTTTTAATGAGTTAAAGGAAATGAAAGTTGAAGAAGAGACATTTTTTAGACTAAACGACTCATTAAAATTAAAAATGCAAATAGTTAATAAGTCAAAGAAGAAAGCTGGAATTGTTTGGATTGATCATTTAGACGACTTCGGGTTTCAATATCGTCTATCTCTTCCGCTTAAATGGGTTAATGATGTTCAATTCCAAAATATTAAATGGAATAATTACAATTATCATAATTTTGCTATGGTTATTATTCAAGAATTCTCAAGGCTTAGTGTCGATTACGAATGCACTTGTACAAATTGTTCTAAACGTACTAACTGTGGATATGAAGGTATATCTTATAATATTGGGATGAAATGCTGGGTTGAAGATCATAAGTTTAATAATGCATGGCTGCTGAAATAAGAAGGATATAATTATGAGAAAAGAAATAGGAAATCTCAACGATGCTATCAAAGAAACATATTCTTCAATAGATTCAATACTGTATTGTGTTGTACAATTTCAATTCTTTGCAAGCCAATATAAAATAAATGAAGAAGAAATTGAAACGCTTGCGCGCTTAATAAATGAAAATTTAAACTGTGATTTGTCTATATTATATGATAATTTGAAATCTATCTTAAAGCAAATCAAGAAAAAAACTAAAAATACAAACTAAAAAGAGATATAGGGTGATTTAATTGACTTTTGGATTTGGCCTTTGATTTTACAGTAGTGTTTTAAATGATGCTTATAACTTACATTAGCGTGTATAAAATATTGTCTCATTTTATTGGATGGTAAAATAAGGAGCTTATATAATGGGTATTTTTAGATTGTTTGAAATAGGAGACTCATACATTTTTTTTATAAACTTTCTATGTTAGTAAATAGAGAAAGCCCGACATAGCTTGTGTTATGCCGGGCTTAGTAATGCGCCCACACCATCTCCAGAATTTTTCCACTTTTTATATTATATAAAACACTTTTCCTCGTCAACTAATATTTTTCATATTCCAAGATTATTGAATCTCTATATTTATTTCATATAGAAACTCTTTGTCATAGAAAAATCAATAACATCTGGCTCTTCTTTAAATACAAATTTACTGTGATCTTTAATATGATTCGACCGCTTCTCATCTTCTTCTTTTAAAGAAACTTTAATCTCTATAATATTAAGACCTTCTAAGTTGGCTTCGCGTAAAGCTTTTTTAAAAATATCAAGAATCAAAGACGTTTTTTCTTTATGTGTTTTAATTATTTCTGCTTTTTTCATACTTGTTCTTCCATCCATTTATGAGTTTCATTTATAGAATCTAAAATATCCAATAATTTATAAAAACATTTTTCTCTGATATGATCACTTAATCCTCTGTCATTTTCATAGTTCTTAGTTTTTGTTAGAAATTTATTAAGTTTATTTAATTTTATCTGAAGCTCTCTATTTATTTCATATACTTCATTCAAAACTTTAATAGAGTGTTTATTATTCATTTTATGCTCCTAATTAAGAATAAGGGGGTCGCCCCCCGGTGCGATAGTTATCCTTGTTACAAATAACTTCAATAACAGCGCAGATCATGCTACCGATTACTAATTGCAACGGTGTTCCTATTTCAAATAGCTTTCTTTTAAAGTCATTTTTCATCCATAATACTAAATGCGTAGATAAACAGGTTTCTTTCAAATGGTTTTTTATAAGTGCTATTTTAAATTTGAAATCTTTAATTTTTGAGGTTGAATTCATCCGACTATCAAACAGCAACAGCTCTAATAAAAAATATTCCAACCCATCAGAATTGTCGTCCTCTATCAGCTTTATGTCTAATGCTTTCAAGCTGGATGCTGTTTCTTGAGATGATTTAAAATCCAACGAACAAAATTCAAATGTTGATTTTAATAAAACAGCATAATGATTATATTCATAAGAGTGGTCTTCACAAAGATCTTTTAAGCTGTCTATTTGTTTTTTAAAGTCTTTCTCTATCAGTGTTTTACGATCATGTTTAATTAAATCCTTAGCCTTTGTTATAGCTTCTTCTAAAACTTTATCTATCATCTGTCTTCCTCCAAAGTAACACCATTTTGTTCTGCCCATAATTCTAAAATACCATTAAAAAACGATGGAAGTTTATTTGTGTCGGTTTCTATATTATAATAAATTTTAGTTGTCTCATTTTTCCCTAACACAAAAGAAATACGATTTAACCATTTATAAAATTTGTCGTACAAAACATTACAATCAGGGTCTATTGTGTGAATTAAATAGATTTCTTCATCAGAACGAACAGTTACAAACAAGCGATTTATATAAATTTTAACCTTACGTTTCATTTCCATTCCCTGTTTTTAAGATGTTTATGACCGTTCTTTATAAACTTCGAAACATCTCTCAATTTATTGATACACTCTTCTCGAATATTATCACTTAACCCTCCATCATTTATGTAGTCTTTAGTTTTGGTTAGAAATTGATTGAAGCTATTTAATTCTGTCTCAATCTCTTTGTTTATTGCCTGTGCTTCATTTAAAGTTTTAATTGAGTGCTTGTTATTCATCTTGGCAAGACTCCTTAGAAGATGCTATTGATCTAATTTCATAGCTAAGGTTTGATAAAGGAACCGAAATCATGTTTTCAATATAACCCGTTGTCATTTCAATAGAATAAAAAATATCGTCTAATGTTTCTATATCCAGTTCTTTTGTTTTGGCTTTGGTAAGTATTGTTCTCATTTTTAAAACTTTTGCGTTAACGACTTCTAGCTCGGTGTCTAACTGAGACATGATTTCAATTGTTTCATTTACGATCTCATGTTTGTTCATAATCTAATCCTCCTGCTTGGTTTTTGTTTATCTTGGATGTAATCATAATACTGCTTGCAAGCAAGTGTCAAGTGTTTTTTTAACTATTTTTTTTAAAAAACGATAATCACTGCTAATCGCAGATAATCCGGAATAACTACTTATAATCGACTGTAATCGGATGTAATCGGATGTAATCGGAAATAATCACAGATAAATTGAGTTAATTATCCATTACAACCAACCATAGCTCTTGTGGTCACAGCTCATATCGAAGAGAAGGGATCCATATTAAGAATAATAGGGTCTCCCCCACCAATTGGCTTACTCTCTGGATTGTTTTATAACTTTTTTTGAGAAAATATATTGAGTAAACAAAAGGAAATCGAAGCAAATCAAAGCAAATCAGAGCTAATTCTGGATAAAAACCACACACTTGATGTAATCACTTGTAGTTGACCGTGAAAGACAATAATCCGGGATAACAGCAAATCGGAGTAAATCTAAGGAAATCAGAGCAAATCAGAGCTAATTACAGATAATCTGATATAATCGGACGTAATCGCTGATAACCCACATTGATTTTTGGGGTAAAAATATGGTATAGATCGAGCTATAGAACACAGAGTGACAGAGAAAGGTCTTTGAAAAAACGTGTAACTTAGAACGGGGAAGGTCACCCCACATTGCGTCAGCGCTGACGCGCCGACGGCACGTAGTGACGGAGGCTGCATCTTTATAACAAAGGCTCCTCCTCTAAGCAATGTAAAAAAATACAGGGTTAGTCCTGTTCTTGTCATCTCTTTTCTGCGGCTTACTGTTGATCCCACAACCATGTATAAAATATCCACCTTGCGGTTCGGTCCCGCTGCCCTCTACGGCTCCTCTTTCGTCAAAAAATACTAAACTCCGGGCGGCGGTGACCCTATCGTTTCTTTCCCTCGCTATTATTGCTATTGACTCTCATCAGAGAATTATGGTAACCCTGTTAATACATAACCCGAGCGGATACCACCTCCTTCTTCTTGTTTTTATTAGCTTTTGTGATAAAATCTTAGGTGGGGAATTCGGGGTGTGGATTATGATAATAGGGAGGTGAATTACGACGGCCGCGATGACTGGGCAGAAACAATAATAACATCAGAGGGTTATTAACAACTAACCTGAGGGTAATTACCGTATGGTAGTGAGACAGTTTGAGACAGTTGTTAGATGTTAGGCTACCGGAGATGCAGAACCAGGGGGGAGCGACCTTGTTATGGTTGGGTTGGAAACCAAATGAACCTTATAGGGTTCAATAATATAGACAAAGTAGTGGGGTACCCCAAAATTTTTGCTTGGGTTTTTATCACATACACCCCTCACGAAATTTCAACTTGCATACGGGGGACTGATGTCTAAGGCGAGGTTAGGAAGTGGAAAGAGGTTTGCAGAATTAAAGAGGAAGTTATCAGCGCGAGGAGTAAAGAATCCTGGAGGGTTGGCGGCGTGGATAGGTCGTCGTAAGTATGGGAAGAAGAAGTTTGCGAAGTTATCGTTAGCGGGCAAGCGTAGAGGCAAGTAGTGTCAAATACAGAGACAAGATATGAGGAGTTACGATCGATATGGCGTCGTGATCCTGTATATTTTTGTATCCATGCACTTGGCATGAGTCCGACGAATCAGCAGGTTGATTTAATGCGTGCAGTTGTTGATAACAAATTTATTGCATGCAAGAGTGGACATGGTACAGGAAAGAGTACTGCGTTAGCTGCATTGATCTGGTGGTTTTTAATTTGTTTTGATGATGCGCAGGTTCCGTGTACTGCTCCGAGTGCTCCGCAATTGAAAGATGTTTTGTGGGCGAGAATATCAGAGTTGAAAGCAGGCTTGCCTCCGTTTATTGGTGAGCAATGGGAAGTAATTGAGGGTCGAGTAAAACATGTAGAGAAGAAGCATTCATTTGCTGTAGCTCGAACAACCAAGATGAATCAAACTGATGCGTTGCAGGGATTTCATGCAGACAATTTATTGATTGCAGTCGATGAAGCTTGCGGAGTTGCAGAAGATGTTTTCATGCCAGTCTTGGGTGCGCTCACCAGTACGTCTGGTAATAACAAAATTGTATTGATTGGTAACCCCACTCGTGTGAGTGGGTTTTTTTATGGGTGTTTTTCAAAGGACTCTTTTTGGAGGCAGCTTACATTTAACGCAGAGAAGTCTGATCTTGTCAGTGGTAAGCAGATTAATTTCTGGCGCAAAAGATATGGAGAAGATTCAGACCAATATAGAGTACGAGTAAAAGGACAGTTTCCTCTCAGCGACGACAGCTCACTTTTCGACAGGGGTGACCTAGAACTTGCCAAAACCTTGGAGTACTCGGATGACTTTCCAATAATATGGGGACTTGATGTTGCTCTTGGTGGCTCTGATAATAGCGTTCTTGCCAAACGTCATGGACATGTCATAAAAGAAATTACGAAATTTTCGTACGCTGATGCGATGATGGTTACGAATTTTGTAATGGGTAATTATAATCAAACACCGATGAGGGATAGACCACAGGCTATTATGGTCGATTATATGGGTGTCGGTGCTGGTGTGTGTGATAGATTACTTGAAAAAAAATATCCTGCAAGAAGAATTCAAGCTGGCTCCTCTGCTTTTGAAAATCATCTTTATGCAAATTTGCGTGCAGAAATGTATTGTCGGCTTATGCGTGAGTTTAGAGAAAGAAGTTTAAAGATTCCAGATAATGACGAGTTGGTTGACGAATTATTATCGATTTCGTATAAATACGATACTAAAGGAAGATATTTGTTGAAATCAAAACAGGATATGAGAAGAGCAGGAGTAAAGTCACCCGACAGTGCCGATGCTGTTGCTCTGACTTTTTCTGAAACTCTTCCTGTTGATTTCGTTGCGTTTAGTGAGCCGACTAATTATATGAATTATGCAGTTTTATAAATGGAGATAATATGGGTGGTCTTGTTAATGCATTTTTAGGTTTTGGAAATGAAGTAAAGACAGAGAAGGAAGACGAAAAAATTCGTAAGAAACGACCAAGAAAACGTCGTGTTCTGTTGAGCTCTTTGTCGGCTGATACTCCTGTCGATTCTACTGCTAAAAAGAAAACGTTACTCGGAGATTAAAATTAATGAGTACTCCTCTTGAAAATTTGAGTAACCTAGTTGACGAGTTGGAATCAAAAAGATCTAACTGGATGAATTTATGGCAAGATCTTGCTGATCATATTTTGCCATCAACAAATAGGTTTACTCTTAAAGAATCTCCTGGATTGCAAAGGCATCAATATATATATGATTCTCATCCGGAACATGCAGTCCATCTGTGGGCTTCATCATTGCATTCAATGGTTTTTGGAAACGCAATGAAATGGTTCGGATTAACTGTGTCTAATAAGGAGGTCGCAAGTAGAGGACGTGTGATTCATGCTCTTCAGGAACGTACTGATATTATGCTGGATGTTTTGAGTCAAAGCAATTTCTATGGGCAAGCATATGAAATGCTACCTGGACTTATTGTCTTCGGAACATCTTGTATGTCATGTCTTGAAGACGAAGAAACAGCAGTTCGTTTTAAAAATACTCACCTTGCAGAAGTTATCATACGACCAAATGCTCGTGGAGATGTCGATACTGTTTTCCGTAAGTTTAATATGACTCTGCGGAATCTGTATTCTCAATTCCCAGGGTACGATTTCGACGATATGAAAAGGGAGTACGGGACGGCGGGGGAGACCTCCATTGAGATTTGTCACGCAGTTTTTCCTTCTGATGATTATGGCATGAATTATTGGGATTCTAATATGCCATATACTTCTCTTTATTTTACTTCGAATGGTAAACATTTGTTGTCCGTAGGTGGATTTGAAGACTTTCCATATTTTGTAACAAGATGGTTTGTTGGCCCTGGAGAAGATTATGGAAGAAGTCCTGGTATGCAAGCGTTGCCTGATATTAAGACATTGTATGCCATGAGTCGTACTTCTCTTGCAACTGCTCAAAAAATGGCTGACCCTCCGTTGGCTGTTTCAGAAGGATATACTTCTGCTCCATTAAAAATGGGGCCTGGTGATATAAATTATACAAGACCTGCTATGGGGAATATTACTCAATTCGCGCCAACTGGTGATTTGTCTTATGCGCATAGTGAAATTTCTGATAGGCGGGCACAAATTAGAAGTATCTTTTTTAATGATCAGTTACAGTTGTTAAATAAAACAATGATGACTGCGACTGAAGTTGTACAGCGTGTTGAAGAAACAAGAAGAATCCTTTCCCCAATCAATGAACGTCTTGAGTCGGATTTTTTACGTAGAGTTGTTATGAGAGTTTATAACGTTCTTGATAGAAAAGGATATTTTCCTGATGCTCCTGTTGAGTTTGAAGAATTTGGTGTTGATGTTGAATTTTTATCTCCTCTTGCTCGTGCTCAACGAATGAATGATCTTAATTCTGTAACCCGATTATTTGAAGTATTGGCTCCCTTTGCACAAGTTAATCCTCAAATATTACAGGGAGTTAGTGGCGAGGACTTGCTGCAGTATGCCTCTAAGGTTCTTGGTGTTCCAAGAGAAGTATTAAAAAGCAAGTATGAAGTTCAGGAAGAAAAAGAAGCTGCAGCAAGATTAATGCAAATGCAACTTGAGTCTCAACAGGCACAAAGTTTTACTGAATCATTGGAAACTGTTGCGGGTGCTCAGGAAAAGTCTGCTAAAGCTCAAACTTTGGTTGAAGGTATTTCTTAAATGGATAAAATTGATAAGCGTTCATATTATCGAGATGTGTTTAATTCAGAAGCAGGAAAAATTGTATTAAATGATTTAATGAAATTCTGTCATTTAGATTTCTCTATATATAATAATGAAGTAAATGTGAATGATATGATTTTTATGAGTGGTGAACGAAATGTTGGGTTATACATTTTGAATATGTTACATAGAAAACAAAAAGAAGTATTGGTTGATTTGATGAATGAGTTGGATGAGCAAATGGGAGGAGTTTGGTAAATGGTAGAGAATATTAATCAAGATTCTGTAGTTGGAAGTAACCCAGATGAAGCAAGTGATATAACGCTCGTCAATGAGGCTATTAATGAAGGAAGTAAAGTAGCACCGGAGTGGATGGGCAATAGTGTTGATTCAAAATATAGTGAATTATCAAAATTTAAAAGTGTTAATGATTTAGCAGATGCATATTTGTCTATTGAAAGTAAAATGGGAAGGCCTTCTGGGATACCAGAAAGTCCAAATGATTATAAATATGATTTCCCAGAAGAATTTCAATATGATGAAAAATTGGAAGATAAGTTTCGTGCCCTTGCTCATGAGGCAGGGATAACACAAGACCAATATTCCAAGTTTCAGGATTTTGCTGTTTCTATTGCGACTGAGGTGGCGGAGACCAATCAGGTAGAATCAAAGCAAATGGGTGATGATAATCGTGAGAAAATGGAACAACTAGAGAAAGAATGGGGTGATAATTGGGATAAAAATATTACGAATGCTCGTAAAGCACTAAAAAAGTTTGTTGGGGATAATGGTGTAGAGTGGGCAGAAAGTCGTGGTATTGATAATGATCCTGTTTTTTTAAAATTGTTGTCGGGAATGGGTAACAGTATGAAAGAAGATACAATACGTGAAGGTGAATCAATGATGAGTACAGAGGCTATTAGAAGGAAAATTGCAAGCATTTCTGGAGATAAGTCTCATCCTTATCGAGATGCATTACATCCTGGTCATGATCTCGCGGTTAAGGAAGTAAATGATTTATATAAAAAACTACATAATACGGGGTAAATTATGACTCAATTGTCTACTCAGCCCACTGGTAATCCGAGTACTTGGTGGGTAGAACAGTATAGAAACAATGTATTACTACTGGCACAGCAGGAAATGTCTCTGCTACGTCCTTTTGTTCAAAGTGGTCAGATTACTGGCGCTGGTGCATTTGAAGAAAGTATTGGAGAAATTGAATTTGAGAAAGTAAAGACTCGTTTTCAGCCTACTCCAAGAACTGAAGTACAGCATGGAAGAAGGTATTATAAACTTGATTCTTTTGTTGCTGCTCCTATGATTGATAGGTTTGATAAACTTAAACAGCTTGTTGACCCAACTAGTAGCTATGTGAAATCTGTTGCTGCTGGTGCTGGAAGGAAATTCGATAATATTATTATTGAAGCTGCTATTGGCGAATCTGCTAATGGTATTCATGGTTCTGATTTGCAGCCATTTCCTGAGTCTCAGAAAGTTAACGATGGAACACCGGTTGGTATGGATCTGGCTGCTTTGCGTGCTATCCGTCGTATTTTTGATGATAATGCAGTTCGTGATTATGAAAAGAAATGTCTTGTAGTGGCTCCGAGTCAGATTGAGGCATTGCTTGGTGAAGAGCAGCTGACTAGTTCTGATTATAATGTTGTTCGTGCATTGGTTAATGGTCAGATTGATGAGTTTATGGGTTTTAGGTTTATAAAAAGTACTTTACTTCCTTATGATGCTGATACTCATACTAGAACTTGTTTTGCATTCTCAGAAGAAGCATTGAAACTTGGTCTGGGTGAAGATTATAATGTTACTATTGATCGAGATATAACACATATGAATAATTGGATTATTCTTGCCACTATGACAGTTGGTGGTATTCGTCTTGACGACAAACGTGTTGTTATGATTAATGTAGATGAAAGCGCTTAAGGAGGAAGTATAATGGCTATTGTATTAAGCCCTGTAAAAAGTAAGTTCTATGGAGAACTATGCGATAGTAATAATCAAGAATTTGTTAAAAGTGGAGAATCAATTGTAAGTTCTGCTTATATCGGTGGTTCAGTACATCACTATGGTGATTATATTGATTATACTCAGCATGGTGGATCTGCAGCTAATGAATATGTTTTATGTTGTTTTTTGCCAGAAACTGTTGATTTGGTTATTGGTGCTGCTCTTTCGGTATATACAAATGGTACTGGTTCGGCTGATGTTTTTGCATTGAGTAATCTTGAGTCAGATTCAGATAGAATTAGACTTACTCCAGCACTTGATATTAGTGCTGCAGGACCAGGTATTGTTACTATGGAAGAAATTTCTGATAAGCCACTTTGGCTCAGTGTCGAAGGATATAAATATATTGCTGTTCATAATAATGCTGCCAATAACGCTGCTGCTCTTAAGGTAAGGCTTTCTTTGGCTTTTAGGTAAAAGTAAATATTTGAAGAGCCAATAATTTGGCTCTTCAAATTTAATATGGATTTTTGATTTATGCCTTTTTCTAAGACTCAAGTTTGTAATCTTGCTTTGAATTCTATTGGACAAGAATCAATTGTAACTTTTGATGAAGATTCAAAAAATGGCGAGCTATGTCGATTATGTTATGATTTTGTTTTATTGTTAATGTTGAATAAAAGTACATGGAAGTTTTCAAAAAGACGAATTACTCTTGATCAAGAAGAATTACCGCCGCCAGCATGGGGATATCTTCATCGCTTTGCTTTACCAAGTGATTGTTTGCGGGTTATAATGGATGATGATGAGTATACAAGTTATAATTGTTCTCAAGGATATAAAATTGAAGACAATTATGTGTTAACTAATTCTGATTCTGTTAATATTTTGTATGTTTCAAAAGATGTTAATATCCAACATGCAAGTCCTGTTTTTATTTCTGCTTTTGTAGCTCGATTGGCTGCTCAAATGGTTATTAGGGGAGAAGGAACTGAAAGTATGTTACAAAACATGACAGCTCTTGAACAAGAACGTTTTCTTGAAGCAGCTCTTATTGAAGATAATGAAGGTTCATATGCTAAAAAACCATCATCATGGATTGATGTGAGATATACTTATGGGCGGTAAAACGTATGTAGTACAAACAAATTTTACTGCTGGTCAGTTTGCTCCTAGTTTATATGGCCGGATTGATCTTTCTAAATATTATAATGGATTGTCTGAAAGCTTAAATTTTATTTCAAGTCCATATGGCCCATTAGAAAAAAGACATGGTTCTAAGTTTATAACGACTACAAAAAGTAATTTTGGAAATATTCGTCTTATTGGTTTTGAAATTTCTACTGAATTGTCTTATATGCTTGAGTTTGGTTATTTGTATGTGAGATTTTTCAAAGATGGTGAGCCAATTTTAAATCCAGCTTTTCCTCATGATCCATATGAGCTTGTTACTCCATATAACGATTCTTTATTACAAAAACTTAAATTCGTTTTTAATGAAAATACTTTATATATAGTTGATGGTGTTAATCCACCATATAAACTTATTTTTGGAGGTGATGATGTTTCTTGGGTTCTTGAAAAAGTTGTTCTTGATGGGCCATATAACGATGAAATAACTTATAAGCAAACGTTCCCTACTGCGCCTCCTTATCCAGCAATTGAATGGGGTGGTGATGGTGGCTATGGCCAGACTGCTACTATTTCTGATGCAAATAACCAAAATTTATTTGCTTCTACTGATGTTGGAAGGTCGCTTCAATTTTATAAAGGCAAGTTAGACGATGCATCTGAACGCTCTGATGATGAAAGATATTTTAGTGGAATAATTACATCATATATTGGTTTTAATATTGTTGAAATTGAATGGATTCGTTCCCCAGATTCAAGATCTATTGAATGGGCACAAGGTGTTGCTGCAGATGCTGTTTTTTTTGGAACATTTGGTAATGGCTGGGAAACTGAACGAACCAATTATCCAGAAACACAATCTTATGGATGGCCTAATGCTATAGGTTTTTTTGAAGGTCGTTTAATTTATGGTGGTGCTTCTGCTGCTATCCAAACTTTATGGGCATCTGCTTTAAGTCCTCCTCTTGGAGTTTCTCAATTTCCAGTTGTTGATTATTTTGCAAGATTTTTAAGTGTTGAACAACAACCAGATGATCTTAGTTATAGTTATACACTTGTTTCTGATGTATTAACTCAAATTGAATGGTTTGTTTCTTCAAAAGTATTGGTTATTGGGACAGCTGGTGGTATTTGGAGACTTGGTCAATTTGATAGTACCACCACTGTAACTCCTAGTTCTGTGTTTGCTAAATATGAAACATCTTATGGTACAAGTAAAATACCAGGAGTAAATTTTGGAAATACCATTTTATATACCCAGCGAAGTAGACGGAAATTAATGTCATGGAGTTATTTATCTGAACATGGTGCTTTTCAGGGTAATGATTTAACATTATTAGCTAATAATATTTTTGAATCTCCTATTGTTGATATGGCTGTTGCTGTTGACCCTGAAGAAAGATTATATGTTATAAGAGAAGATGGTAAAATCGCAGTTTTAACATATCTTGAGGAACAAAGTGTTGTAGGTTGGTCTATTGTTGAAACTGATGGTAAATTTATTTCTATTAATACAATCCCACGTGTTGTTGATGGTATTCTTCAAACTGAGGTTTGGGTTATCATAGAGCGTGAGAATCAAAATGAAACCTTTTATAGTATTGAAACATTTACACATAGTATAGAACATACAGACAAATCATTTTACACGGATTCCTCTGTTTTTTATTCTGGTATTCCTACAAATGAAATTGTTGGTCTTGATCATCTTATTGGTATGGAAGTACAGGTTCTTGGAGATGGATTGCCATTAGATTCTTATACTGTTGAAGATCTTGGTGATGATAAATATGGAATAATATTAGATAGAAATGTCGAAGAGGCTATAGTTGGATTACCATATGTTTCTAGGATTAAAACTTTAGATGTAGAACCTGGCGTTCAAGTCGGTGCTGGTGGCCAGTTTGGACTTGGATTGATGAGACGTGTGGATGAAGTGACTATCCGTTTTTATAATACGATGAATGGTTTTTGTGGTTCTAGTAAGAAGTTATATCCAATTCCATTTAGAAGCACTTATGATCCAACATATGATGGGCCACCAATTTTTAGTGGTGATAAAATTATAAATTTTCCTGGTAATATGGGTGGTGATAATCGTATTATTATTGAGTCAAGAAGCAATACTCCTATGACAATTATTGCTATTGGTACCATGATGAGGATTTCTGACAGAACTTTTTAATTATGTTTTATAGAAATTTTTTAGAAAAAGACTTAATAGACTTTAATCCTCGTGAAAGAGATTTTGAGTTATTTGACGATGATTGGATTGAATTAATTGAAAAACAAATTTGTTCATCAATTAAAGTTTTTACATTGACTGATGGATGCAAAGTATATTCTATTATTGGTCAAGTAAATTATGAAGATTTTTATTCGATATGGATGATATCCTCTGACAATATTGTTCTTTATAATAAACAGAAAGATTTTATTAAGTGCTTTAATGAATTATATTTACAAGAAAAACCTGATAATGATAAACCAATTAAAATTGTTGTTGATAAAACAAAACCATCTACTATAAAATTTATTAGTAGGTATGGCTTTGTTCCTGAAATTAAA